ACGATACTGCATCGACCTGAGCCGGACAGGTGCCGCTCTAATCCCGGTGGTGCAAACGTGAGGGAAAGAAGCGTTTGCCGATGCAGAGCCCATATGCGCCATGAATGACGAAAGGACGGTGATGCTCCATACCTCAAACACCATTGAGCAACATAAAACGAGGCCCCGTCGATTCGTCGGCGGGGCACTAACTGCGCCTAAAGGATTGTGATGACTGATCTTGAGAGAATTGAACTCCTGTTTCGGCGCATTCAGGATAGTCCAGAACCGCCGCGCGATGTTGGCGAATTGGTGGACTATATTGTGATTCTGCTAGCTGACATGAACAAGAATCCAAAGCGCTAACCGCCGCTTAATGCACTAATGGCTAGTGTACGAAAAACCGAAAAAGTCTTACCCGGCCGCTAAATCCGGTTGCCTAAGGATTACTCCTTAGGATAATACCTCTATTGCTTCGGGATCTGGGCACCGCCCGTCGCGCCAATAATCAACAGGTGCCGGGGGACATTATGAAGAAAACCGCAATCGGGCTGATCGCGCTCGTTACGCTGGCTTACGCAACGGCCGCATGGGCTGCTTGCCCAATGGGGACGCGCTACACCTGTCAGCAAGGATTTAACGGCAAGGTGGTTTGCAGTTGCTCTTAAATTGCATTGCGCTAGTGCCACAAAGCGCGGTGTAACTGGAACGCCGCCTCAGAAATGGGGCGGCGTTTACTTTTTATCAGTGCGCGTTAGCAACAATCGCCATAGCCCGACAGCAAAACCCCGACCACGATCGCCAGGATAATCAGCACCGCAAACACGGCGGCGCGTGTTGCCAGCGGCGCGGGGTGCCAGATCATCGATGCGGGAACAGGCCTAAACCGCCGCTGCCGCCGAGACAGCCAAGCAGCGAAAATACAAAGTAGATTAGCCAAATAACCACGATACCCCAGATGATCAGATTGACGATCGCCATTATCGGCCCGGTATTAACGGCAAGCAGACTTAAAATCCAGGGGACCAACAATCTGAGAACGCCGATCACAACGGCCAGGATAACGACGTTGATCAGCAGCGCCTCGAGCCAGCCGAGCGAGAAACACATTTGAACCTCCCTGAAATGAAAACGGCGCGCATTGTTGCGCGCCGTCTTAGCGTTTGCGGGTTGTTACCTTTTCTTTGATGGTGTCGGGACAAGCGCCCCCTCGCCCGGAACGGCCACGACGATCCAGCCGGATACCGGCGTCCACGCCGTCTTTAACTCCCAATTGAAGTCGGGTTTGCCGGGAGGGGTTGGCGGCAGCACGATCGGGTGTTCGGGCTTCACATAGCCGATATCCTCATCGATGCCGTACTCAGGATCCACGGGCGTCGTTGGCGGCGTGACGGGCGGCGGCAGCACGATCGGGTGTGTCGGGCGCAGGAAGCCCAAGCCCAGATCGATGCCGTAACCTGGATCAACCGGCTTATCGCCACCTCCCGGCATTGGCCCGCCGCCTATTTCCAGGCTCGGGTCGACAGCCGCCACAAGGACGGTTTCACCCGCTTTGAGTTTTACAATAGCCATTACGCGACTCCTTCTGGGTTGAACGTTTTAAACTTCTTCCTGTTTTGGTCTTGGCGGCATGACGATAACCTCGAGCTCGTCGTCTGTTTCCACGCCTAGCGCGTCCATCAGCCCTGGCGATATATCGCAAAGCCTTTCGGTATTCTCATTTGGCCCCCAATCAGAAGGCCGCGCCCAGAATGCGCGCGAGGTGTCCGGCGATCGCACCAGGCACATCGTTCGCAAAAGCTCGTCTTTCGATATTTCGTCGTAATCCCACCGCATAGCGATATAAAATTCTTCTGGATCTAAGGCTCTACCAAGCGCCTCAGTGGCGCCGTCGAGAAAGAGATCCGGCGCTTGCGATACCTCGAAGATGAAGGCGAGCGGCTCATTTTCGGCCATGCCGGAATCATTCGGCCCCCCAAACCAACTGCACGGCCCGCACAGCACTTCACCGATCATGGTCATGGCAGTTTACCGTGCTGTTCCGTCTTTTTTCAGCGGCAGCTCACGCAGCATGATTTCGACCACCCGATCGATGCTTTGCTTGTTATTTTCGGTAGCCTTTTCCAGCACGGTCAGCCTGTTGTCGATCACGGCAAGGTGTGGTGAGCCGCGTGTCTCCATCGTGTTTACCCGCGTTTCAAGCCTGACCATGTACGACAGCCCATAAGCACCGAGGCTGACGAGTGCGACGGCTTGCGCAAGCAGGAAATAAACGAGCGTCTGATTATCGTGCAGCCATGATTTGAGGCCATCGGTCACCGCTCAATGGACCATCTTGTTCATGAACGGCGCCGCCGAATACGTCACCTTCATTTGCTCATTGGGGCCGAGCTGGATCGTGCAGGGTGAAGCGTTATTGGCAACCGCAGCCAGCGGCCCGCCGTTTTTGTCATACGATATTGCGCTGACTGCGCCGCCCCACACATAAACGGTTTCCGGCGCAGTCCCGGCCGTATATATAAATGGTGAAGGACCGATCGAAATACTGGCCGGGCCAAGCGGATTATAGCCGACGTTGTTTGCAAAGACGTTGTTGTGACTAGGGCCAGCATCATCCTCGACATTGACGATGTTGCCTTCCAGCGTATTGCCCTGCACGTTGACGCCTTGCACGCCCGTTTGCAGCGCGATAGCGGTGCCAAAACCGGCGATATCGTTTCCGGTAATGGCGCCCGCCCCGGTCGGGCCAATGATGATGCCGTAGGTGCCGGAACTGTTTTCCGCCCCGAATGAACAGCCAGTAATATTGAAATGATTGCTGCCCGACAGAAAGACGCCAGCGGTATTCGCTGCCTCGATGATGAATAGGCAATTGGTGATCTGTGTGGAAAGAATCGGTGTCCCCGTGATGATGCCGTCCGTGATAAATCCAAACTGGCTGTTGGTAACGGCTAGTTGCGCCAGCACGCCTTCCTGTGCCGGTGTTCCCGCGAATGACGCGATGCCGGTCTTAATGACGGTGAAATTGGTCTGATCGACCGTCACGCCCTGCACCCAGCCGTTATAGACAATGCCATTCGCCAGGCTTTCAAATACTGATTTGGCGATGTTGATCTGCACCGCGTATTTGCTGCTTGCTGCTAGTCCGACGATATTGACGCCAAGCCCGTTGGCTGTCCCGACGCCGGACACCATCAGTCCCTCGACGTTGACATTAGAGACGGCGCCCTGGATCGAAACGCCCGCAGTCCACCAGGCGTTGACATTGTATCCATCATCACCGCGCAGGGTGACACGATAAATATCGGAAACGCCTTGCGGTGCTATCGACGCGGCGTTGAGGATAAGGCCGGTGCCGCCGTCAGCGATGCCGGTTGTGATCGACATGTCCCTGACATGAACGGAATGCGATGCATTTGAATAGTTGATCGTGATACCGCCGTGACCGCTGGGGAAAAACAGGATCGAAATATCCTGGCCCGCGCCAAACAGCCCGAGTGAAAAACTCCCTGCGGGCAAGTTGAAACTGATAGCCGAATTGCAGCAGTATTTGCCCGGCGGAAAATAGATGCCGCCGCCTCCGCTCGGCAATGCCGCGAGCGCCGCATTAAATGCCGCCGTGTTGTCGAATACGCCATTACCAACGCCGCCAAAATCAAGGATGCTGAAAATCTCACGCGCCTTGTTCTGCATACTGCGCGTGACCGCGCCGCTGCCAGCCTGGATAAAATCGCCCGATGGAACCCAGGTTGCGCTTTGACGGCCATAGATTTTACCGTCAGCCGGGGCGTCTGCGATGCCCGCAACTGCGCCGCCGAGCAGATGCGACGGCAACAGGACGTAGGAAAGCGTCAGTGTGTCGTAAGTCAGGATATAGCTGGTCGGGCTGGTCGGGATGGCGGAAATAGCGCCGAATTCGCTGTAATCGAGGTCGACGGTTGCGGCACCATTGGTTTTCGTCACGTCGATGCCGGTGCCGCCCTTGATCACGGAAGGGAATGTCGGCAGCGCTTTGAGCTTGACCTTTGGAAGCAGCGCCATCACAGCCTCGCGTCGACGTTCATGTTGCCGCTGCCGGTCTGGTAAACCATGCAGATCGCGCCCGCCGCCATCGCAACCGCCGAACCTACGCTGAATTCCAGGTTGTCGACCGTTGCATAATTGGTGGGAGTGCCCGACGATGTTGTGGTGGTGCTGCCGTCAAACAGCGGCAGTGCCGTTGTGATCCCGATCGCAGGGACTTTGCACATTTTAACCGGATGCCGACAGCCCAGCCGCGCCGCCTGGCCGCCCGCAAAAACACCACGCGCCGGTGGCACGCCATTGTAGAAATAGCGTTGCGCGATTGCGAGCTCCTGATCGAACGGGCGAATGAGAAATTGGGCGCGCGCTGCTCCTGGCAGATCGAGGCCGGGGATCACAGTAACGCCGGTGAGATAGTTCGTTCCAGCCGCGCCGGTCGAGGCAAAGAAATTCGTTGTGGCCGATGTTGCGATAAAATTTCCCGCAGTCCAGATGTTTGCCGCGGTTTTGAGCGCACTCCCGGCGCCGAAACAGAACGTGATCATGGCGCCGACGACACCTGGCCCAATGCTCCACGTCCCAGCGGCGTCACCCGGAATAGTGACGGTTTTATATTGCCAGCCCCCCGTCGTCACCGGCACGTCGACGACGTATGAACGCGTACTGGCTGCGTTGCGGATTGCAACCGCTATTGTCCCGCTGACGCCGACACTAATCCAAAAGCCGATCGAGACGGGTTGCGCGCCAGCAAAACCGTAACCGAGTCGCGCCCAACGATAGCCTTCGACAGCATGGGAAATTGATTGGAGGTCGCTTGCGCCAGCCAGTGAATTTATGCTGGAACAGGAAAACGCCAGGGAAGTGAGATATCCCGGCAAAGTATTGATTGCTGTTTGCTGCCCAAGCGCTGCACCCGTGCCGGTTAAGGCACCGCCAAATCCATCGACAATGTATTTAGGGGCGCCGCTCGAGATTGCGACAGCCGTTGTGCTGTTTTCCTGGCTGAGGTCCATCGAGCCGTTGAATTGAAGGCCGTTGAATGCAACCGCGTCGAAAGGGGCGGCGTATATGTTGGCGCGGGCTTGCGTGCGCTGGCCTGAGGTCGAGGGCAGCGTATCCGACGTCAGCGCCTGAGACGTATCGTAGCGCACTGCGGCGCTGGTAGTGACGAGATTGCCAGCGCCGGTCGTCGCGGTGAAGGTCGGCACGCCCGCGGCAAACACCGGCACGCCCGACTGCGTGCTCACGTCAATACCAAAGCCGCCGCGTGCGGTTGCCAGTTGTCCGGTCCAGCCGACCGTAATTGAAGTGGCTTGCAACAGCGCGGTGTTCGGCGTGCCGCCCAGCGTCAGCGTGACGTTGGCGTCATTGGTGCGCGAGAGTGCTGAGGGCGTAACGCCGCCACTGGCCGACACCGCTGCGGCGACAAATGCCGTGGTCGCAATTTGCGTCGTGCTGGTAGCGGGTGCCGCGGTTGGTGCGCTCGGCGTGCCGGTCAGCGCGGGCGAGGCCAGCGGCGCATAGGACGCAAGCGAGGCTGCCCAATCGGTGATATCGGAATGAGTAAGCGTCACTGCGCCGGTGCGGGTTGCCACCGACTGAACCGGTGCCGCTGCCGCTGCTGCTGCCGCCGTGACATACCCGGCCGGATTGGAAGCGGGGTAAAGGCTGGCGATCGTCTGCCCGCCGTCCTTGATGATCAGGCCGGTGGTGCCGTTAAAGGTGACGATATTATTGGCGACCGCGCCAGCAGGCCCGGTCACATTGCCGGAACCACCGCCGCTGCTGCTGATCGGCGTCCATGACGAGACGCCCGTTACGAATTGACGGCCGTATTGCTGCCCGTCCGTGGGCGCCTCGGGAACGCCCCCGCCGCCGCCTAACAGCGAGATCGGTGTCAGCGTGTACTGCCCGGTGGCGGTGTTCCAGACCAGGATGGTTTGATGCGTAGCGTCGGACACGCCACTGACAGGCGGCGCAAAATCGTCATAGGCGAGATCGATGACGTAATTGCCGTTGGCGTTTGTTACATCGACCCCGGCGCCTCCCGTTGTGGTCGTCGGAAAATTGATCAGCGCCTTGATTTTTAAATCAGGAAAATCGGTCATGGCACAATGCCGTCCACGATCGGCAAAGGCCCGACACTGAGTTGAATCGTCTGCGTGCCGTCATTATTGGTGAGCGTCAGGCCGGTATTGAAGGTGCCAGCCTCGAGCCCGTGCATGTCGGCAAGCGTGAAAAACCATCGAAACGTGCCGAGATCGATAAAAGTAATCTTGCCGTTGTCGGTCGAGGCGAGCAGCCGCGGGCAATTTTGCTTGTCACTGATCTGGAAAATCATTGCGCAGCCGGTGAGATCGATCAGGTTTTCGTCCAGGTCCATGACCTGACCGACAAAGACCCAGCTTGCGCGGTTCGACTGCGGCGGAAAACTGACGTGGTACATTAGGACAATCTCACGAATTGGCTATCGTTGCGGCATGTTTTTACAATTTGATATAGATCGTTGCCACTTTTGTCGGCTGCGTATTGTTGTGCGCGAGACTGCCACCGGCATTGTCGATGCTGGTTGTGATGTTGGCGTTGCCGACAGCGGTAGTGCCTGTGGAAGTTCCGGTCACGTGACCGGCGCCAGTTCCCCCAGGCTGGTTGCCGACAAAAATCTCTGTTGAGTAAAAATGCGCGTGGCCAGCATCGCTTGAATTTGCCGTATGGCTATGCGCTGGCATTGTATTGGTGGTCAGCGTGACGCTTTCCCAGCCGCCAGCCGCGCCCAGTGTGGTCGCTGCCTGGCCGAAATAAGCCGTTGTCAGGCGACCGGCCGATGTGGCGCCCATGTCGTCCATTCCGGCGATCGTGCAACCACGCCAGTCCGGCAATGCGATTGTTTTGCCGCCGTTCCAGTCGACCAGCGATGAACTGCCGCGGCCGCCGCTGACAACCAGATTTGCATCGTTATTCCAGAGGAATTGAAACAGCGCTTGCGCGTCGGGATTGGCATGTTCATTGGCGGGTGAGCCGGTATTGCCGATCGTCTTGCCGTTGCATCGCACCCATCCGGTATGGGTGCCCGTGCTGTAGCGCACCTTCAAGTCGCCGGTCTGATAGATCGTAGTCGGGTCGATCGTCGCCCCGCCGCCGCCGCCGCCGCTCGACGGCCCGATCACTTGCACGTTGTCAGCAACCAGGATCGTAACGCCGTGCTGGTCGGTGAGCCGGATCTTGATCAGCCCGTCCGCGAGAAAAAATTGCGGAATGCGGCCCGAGGCGTCGAGCACGATCGGGTTCGGCCATACAAGCGTGAGGCCGAGATCCTGAAATGCGTTTTGCGGCGTCGAGACGGTCCCGGCGACCATGAAATACAGCAAGCCGCCCGACAACGGATCGCCGTATTGATCCATTTGCTGCGTCATAGAGAGATTGATCGTACCGGCCATATAGCGACCTCGATAAAAAACCCGCCACGAGGCGGGTTAATGGGCTGATTTTGAAGGTTTTTTCAGCGTCCTTTGTTTCCAGAACAACGGACGAAAACTGCGCTAGGTTAGGACATGACCTTTTTAATGATGGTGGCCGCCCTGATTTCCGTCCTAGTGGACCGGCTCGGGGGCGTTGAGATTCTGATCGTCGGCGTGCTCCTGTATCTGCTGTACCGCGTTGCCAGGACGCATTTTCATGTAAGCCGTCGCAGCCCCGGCAGCGACACCGGAGGGGCGCGCGTAATTGATGAGTTGCCGGATCCCGACTTCGCCCGCCCCGCGCAACGCGTCACGCATTACCGGGTTTTGGGAAATGATCTTGTACCCGCGGGCGAGCTCGGCGGGATCGTGACTGAGCAGCATTTCAGCGACCTTGACGGCGACTTTTTCATCGACAGCGCGGGCCGCGTGTTTACCTCCGAGTACGAACGCACCCGCCAGCAGGTACGCGGGATTGAGGACACCCTTGAGGCTTTCATACGCGCCCGCGACGCCAGCCCCACCGGCGAGGCCCATTTCGTTAAGCTGCCGGGCGGTGGTGGAATTTCCGAGGGCTTGCCGCGCCTGGTTGACGATGCCTTCCATACGGACAAGCGATTCAAAGTCGCGCGCGCCCTGTTCGCCAAGCGCGATTTTAATACGCTGAGTAGCCCGGGGCGAGCTCACGAACAGCGAATTGAGCACGTCAGACCGGTAGCCACTCCGCTCAATCTGATTGGCAAGTTCGGAGGCAAAACCACGCCTGAATAGTTCCTGTTCAGCCGGGGACATGCTTGCAAAAGCACGCGCGCCTTGCGCCGTGCTGATCGTGCCGTCCTTGACGAAATTTGCGCCCGCTTCGACCGCATCGCTGGCCTTGAAAAATGTAGCGGCGCCTTCGCGTGCCGCCTTGTAACTCGGGACGTGTTGATCAAGTTCGTTTTTGAGCATTCTCGCGAGATCGTTATAAAGCGCGCCCTCCTGGGTACCGGCGAGTTTTTTTGCCTTGTCCTGCAACTCGCGCGCGGCGTAATCCCACAATTGGAGATTTGGAAACGCCTTCAATCCGCTGTCGGTTTTTATTATGCCGCCGTTCTCGACACGATAAGCAGGATTCATCGCTCCATAGCCGTCGCGAACAGCGTAGTTTTTCCATGTCCTGATTGCGTCTGATATAGCGGTTTGAACGTGCGGCGCTGAACTCAATCGCTCTAGTTCTGGCGAATATATTTCGTGATCGCCTTGCGTGTAAGCCCGCCTGTAAGCGGGCGCGTTTTCCTTGCGTGCAATATCCTTGATGACCTCGATATCGGCACTTTTGTCATGGCCGCCGAATTTCGACCGGATATAGCCGGAAAACCGGTCGGCTTGCTGTTTATAGCGCGACCCCAGTTTTTCATTAATGATATTGCGCGCCGTTGGCGAGGTATTGGCCGCCGATCGCAGCAACGCACGGCTGTTTTCTCCACCAAAGTCGACGTTATAAAGCGGCGTTCCGGCCTCGGTTCCGGCCTTTAGCGCCCCGGTATCGCGTGCGACTTTTGCAACTTGCGGCCTGTCTCCTACCAGAGCGCTGACAACGCGCGATCCTGCTTCCGCCTCGGTGTCACGCGCACCACGCACAACGGACGCAACTTTTTTTGCAACGCCGGTTGCGCCCTCGACCGCGCTGCCGAACATGCCGCCTAATCCGGCTCCGACCAAAGCGCCGCCGACGCCGCCCTTGGCAACGTCCCAGGCGTCGCCGCCCTCACCTATCGACTCGCCCGCGCCAAATGCACCGCCGCCTATGCCGCCCGACTTGATGCCCTGCAAAAGACGTCCGCCAACCGTCGCGGCTGATCCGCCGCCGCCTGTGAAGGGAAGCGTGGCGAGCGTGCTCGCGAGTTGTCCGGCCGTGTAGGCGTAGGGGTGCTGTTCGCTCGATTGTTTTTGAGTTTCTTCGGCGTCTTTGCGGCCACGCTCATAAGCGTCCTTGACCGTCTGATCGGGATGTTCGGAAAAGTAATTCGCGATCAGTTTGGCAGCGCCCACAACCGGACGGATCGGGTTAGGATCGAAAAAAGTATCCGGGTTGTCATCCGGTCCCGGCTTGCGCGCTTCCATGCCGGACGCCGCCGCTAGCCCTGTAATGGCTGGCGCCGTGCCGAATGTCGCCGCTTGTATTGCGCCGCGGCCAGCCGCCTCGCCCGCGCTTTGCTGCCGCTTCGGCTTTTCCGGCTCGGGCGAGGTGTATTGCGCCCAACCGCCTGTGTCGTCGCCTTGCGGCGCAGTTGTGGCTTTCGCAATATCGGCTTGCGGTGGCGTGTAAGGCGCCCACCCGCCAGTGTCGTCGCCAACCGTTGTTTGATCCTTGCCGGGGGTGAAAAATGTACCCTGCGGCGGCAATGGGTTGCCGCCATAGTCCGTACCGCCGAGCGGGATGGTGACGGTTTCGACCATTTAGGGGACTTTCACAGGACGGCCGTTGAAACGAATATCGTCTCCCGGCTTGAGGCCGATACTTGCCGCCCATTGCCGCCGTTGATCGACACTCCAATTTGCCGACTGCGGCGGTGCGTCGGGGGCGCCAAGCAGTTTCGGATTCTGCAGCTCTTCTTTCGTGAACAGCGGATTTGCCTTGAGGTAGGCCTGTGCCTGTCTGTCATATTCCCGGTTCATTTGGCCTGGAACCTGCGGAATGTTATTGGCGATTTCCCCGAGTTTTTGCATTTTATCGTAATTGCGGGAAATGAGCTCTGCCAACGCGCGGTTTGTCGACGCCGTGATGCCAAGTCCGGCCAGCGACTTTTTCATATTGTTGACTTCCGCCATCAGCACGCGGCCAACGCCGGAATTGCCCATTGCCTTGATCTGCTCGGTAAGCATGTCGGCGGCAACCTTATTGAACGCTTCCTGCGGCAATGCGGCTGACGGATTCTGACCGAATACCGATTTGAACTGATTGTAAGTCTGTACATTTTCGCTCAACGGCCCCGAGTAGAAATTCGGATCGAGCGTGAGCTGCTTCATCAGTTTTGCTTTTCCCTGCCCATCGTACGACATTTGCGCCGCCGCCTGGATCGGCGCATTTCGCTTGTTGAAAGTGTCGATATCCTGCTTGCCGAGCTCCGTCGTGTTGGCTTTCGTAACGTCATACTCGAGTGGCGAGTTAAAACCGCTGGCCTGTGCGTTCTTGATTTCGCCGGTTGGCTGCAACGCGGTTCTGATGGCGTCGACCCTTGACTGAACCTCTTTCTGGATCTCAGGCGGTAGTCCGATATTCAGCCTTTTCATGTAGGCAGCGAGCACGCCCTGCGGCGTGCCACCAAACGCCCGCAATTCCTCCTGGGAGATCAGCCCGCCCAACGACGGGTCTTGCCGCTCAGGCGCCCGGAACGACTGCGTTTGAACAGGTGTCGGCACGATTGGCGTTTGTGGCCCGCCCGTCGTCTGCGGCGCTGGCGCAACAGGTGCAGGAGCGACAGGTGCTTGCGCCGTTTGCTGCGGCTGCGGTGCCACGGCTTGCGGCGGGGGCGCATTCGCCGCGTTCGCCCGCGTCCAGCCCGCAAGCACGCTGCGGACGTTGTTATCCTGCAAATTCAGCGGCGCATTTGCGTCAAACGGTCTGCCTGTTCTTGCCGTTATTTCTTTGCCGATATTGACAATGTGCTGACCCTGATTTTCCGGCGTCACGCCAGCGTTGTCGAGGAAGGCGACGAGCGAGTTAGCCTGATCGCCGCCACCGCGTACGGTTGGATTGTTGGCGGGAACGGATGGTGCGGCCGTGGTTCGCGCGCCTGTCGAGCTATTGATCGACGGCGGGAAAGACGATTGCGGCCCGTTTGGGTCACGATACAAAGACGGCGCCGCGTTTGGATTGGTATCGCGGGTTAAACCAGCCTGATTGCCAAGTTTCGATAGAAGATCCGCAATTCCGACAACACCTTTCGCCGGTTCTACGCCAGCCGTGCCGCCCGCTTTCAACGCGGCCTGTGCGGCCTTGTAGGGATCGATCTGCCCGTCAGGACCGTAGAGGCTTGGATCCTGAAACACGTCGCGCGTGCGCTGCTCGTATTGCTGTTTTTGCCCCTCGTAGTACGCCGTCGCGAGCTTGCTAAAATCAAAATCGGCATTGGTTTTTGCGCTGTTTGCAAGCAGTGAGGTAATGTCAAAGTCAGCCATTAGCCAAGCCCCGTTCCAAACCCGGTCCCGCCGCCATAGCCGCTTGGTGAGCCGCCGCCAAAACCTGAGAACAGGCTTGCGCCGCCCGTTGGCGCCGCTAACGCCAGTTTTGCAACACCCATCAGTGCATTGAGCTGATTGGCACCAACGTTATAATTATTCATTTCGGCGGCAGCGTTGGTTGCGCCGATTCCGGTCTGCGTGGTGTTGGCGGCATTGCCTTGTGCGATATCGGAGGCATTGAGTGCCGTACCGAGCCCGGTATCGACGCCCGCGGCACCTGACACCGCACTGCCAGCGGCGCCCAAGTATGGCTGCAAGCTGGCGAGGTAATCTTTGTAGGTAGTGCCAGCGAGTCCGCTGGCGAATTTCATCGCGTCGGTGTCGGCATTGCCGCTCGACAGATTACCAGCCGCGGCGTGCGTGCGATCGAGTGCGTTCAGCCCTTGCGTGAGATTAAATCCGTAAGTGCCGTACTGGCCGGAATTTTTAAAGGTGTCCGCCGCGCGCTGCAGACCTTCAACGCCATTTGCGCCGGACGCATCGCCGTATGCATTAGCGCCTCCGGTATAACTGGCGACCAGAGGCGCATAAAGATCGGAGGCTTTACCGTATTGTGTGGTGAGATCCGATCGCCCCTGACCATACAAGGCTGAGAGCTGATCGTAACCAGCTTGGCGCCCTTCATTGGCCTTGCGCGCCGCTTCGTCGGCTGTGTCATTTGAGAACAAATCGAAGAGCCCGATGGGAGCCTCCTATTAAGTTAAGCGTTTCAGGACAAACGAGCGAACTCGCCGTGCTCCTTAACGCGTGCTGCAATCATTGCAGCTTTCATGACTTACCCCGGTGTCCAGAGTTTTGTCGTGCTATTGTATTTGAGCGTTTGGCCGTTAGTCGGCGCTACCGTCGCCACGTCAGGCAATTGCGTCAGCCTTTGATGGTTTTGAAAATAATTGTACCAGGCTTGCGTCATTTGCCCCGTGTCTGGATCAACAACCGGACTATCAAGACCTGGAAGCGGCGTTGCCATTAGCGTGTCATGTCGGTGTTTTGAGTGGCGCCGATCAGAGAGGCGTAAATCGGTCCAGAAACCCGCAAGCGCCAGCGCCGCCCGATCCCGGCTGTCTGCCCGGTTCGCAACACCCGGATATTTTGTTGCAGCGCTTGCGGCCCAAGATCACGCACCATTTCACTGCCCCAATGAAACCCGCCGTCGTTCGACCAGGAAATACCGACAGTCGGGTTCGTGGCTTGCGGAGCCGGTCCCGTCGCAATGCCGACGCCCGTGGTGAAATTAAAATCGGCGCACGCGATCTTGGTGCGATTCGGAAACTTTGAAACCGGCCCGCTTTCCATCAGCATGATCAGCGGCTCGCCAAATTCGTCGTAAGCACTGCCGTTGACATACAAGAGTTGGTTTCCCTTGGTATCACCGACAATCCACTTGCCGAAAGCCGAAATGCCGCTGACCCCGCGCCAGCGCGGGATCAGGTAACTTGCCCGCTCGTTCCATTTCTGGGATCCTAAATCAAACTCCCAGGTAAACGCCGGGCATGACAGCACCCATTTCGGGTGTCCTGCCGAGATATAGACCGAGGCCTCGAGTGTGTTTTTGTCGGGGACAGCGATAATCAGCCGGTCGAGATCGGGCGGCGAGATTTTCGTCGGGTTCGGCGTGCCGTTCGCCTGAACGACGGATTGATCATCCGCCACCCAGATCAGCGCCGATCCGAATCCATCTTCATGCCCCGCAACCGCATAGCGCCCGAGCAACCCGCGCTGGATCACATAGGACCGCGTGAACGGAAAGCCGGTGGGCTGCGCGGTGTCGGCGTAAACCGCGCCGTGGTTCGGCCCCCACACCCAATACTGGCCGTTGAACGGCAAGCCTCGCAACAGGCCGCCTGTCTTTGCCTGTTCCGTCGTGAAATTGAGCGTATTGATGCTGGTTGCGTTCAAGTCCGACGCTTGCATCTTGCCGTTGCTGTAAGTGAAGATGAAATAGCCATCCAGAAAACCGACGCTGTTGGGCGCCCCGACATTCGAATCGGGATAGGAGCTCACCGCGGTTGAGGTCACCAAAAAAGCGCCTGTGCTCGGCGCCACGCACACAACGTCGGGCGTCGGCGTTTTGTTATTACGCGCCCAGAACACTTTTTCAGTGCCGGACAAGGCGCCGGAAAGTACCGTTTCCGCGCCGGTCACGTCGAAGGTCGAGGCTTTTTCGGTCCAGGCCGTGTAAAGGATATTGCCGCCGACCAGCACCCCGCCGCGGAAATTCGTATTGGCCGAATTGCCAAACAGGCTCAATCCCGACGATTTACGCCAAACAACGGGCGGCGTCGGAGCCGCTTTCGAGGCCGATACGGTTTTCCCTAACGGCTCGGCATAGGCATTGATCAGCCGCCCGCTTTCTTCCTGATTAAACGCGCCTGGGGCAGTGCTTAACGGGAATGGAATTGGAATCGCTGGCATTCTTAGCCGCCTTGCGCCCTCATCGAAGCAAGAAATTGCTGCAGCATTTCCGGTGACACGCTTTGTTGCGGCGCAGCCGGTGGCGGAGGCAGCGCTTGCGGCGGCGGGGGTTGCTGCGCGCCTTGCATTTGCCGTTGCTGCAACAATTGTAGGATTTGCGGCGGGATACCCTGCGGCCCCGCTGGCGCCACTTGTGCGCCTGGGGGCGGCATTCCCTGAGGTGGCGGCACTTGTCCGTTCGGCAATGTCGGTCGCACTAATCCAGGCGCCGCTACCGCGGGCGGGGCTGTCGGTGGTCGTTGCGCCGCCAGCATTCTTTGCACCCCAGGCGGCATTGATTGCATGGCGCGCATCCGGTTTGCGGCAATTTGTGCAACAGGTGGCGGCGCAACGGGAGCACGCGTGCCGGGGTGACCCATCATCAGCCTTCCATAGAGTCCTGCCATTTAAAAATACTCCGTTGCTTGCGTCAGCGATTCCAACTCGGAACGCCGTTAGGACTGACATTTGCTCCGATCCAATCGAGTTGATTGATCGGTGGGTTATTATTACTTTGCACTAGCAACGGAGACGGCGCCGCGCTTCCGGCCCCCGAAAGCGCTTGCATTGCTTCCGCACCTGGGAGATCCGACCGTTGCGGCACGATCGGACGCGATTGCATTTGCAACTGTTGCAAATACTGCAACACTTGCGGCGGGATCCCCTGCCCGCCCGGAATCGGTGGACGGCTTTCTGGGGGCGGTGTTTGCTGCGGATATGACGGGATTGGCGGGCGACTAAGCCCCGGTGATGGAGGTTGCCCGCCCTCTTGTTGAAATACTGGCGGACGCGGTGGCAATGATCGCGGATCGATCGGCTGACCCCCTGGAATTGGCGGACGGCTTAGACCGGGCTGCGGCATCGGCACAACTCCCGGCATAGGTGGGCGTGACGGCAGCGACCGCGGATCAATCGGCTGACCACCTCCCCATCCAGGCCGCGATAAATAATCCGGACGGCTTTGCTCGAGCACGGCCCGCGCCCAACCCGGAAGATCGTCCTGCGGCGAACCAAGATTTTTCCCCGCCGTTTCCGGTGTGAAAGTTCTCAGGAGCCGGTCTAATAATTCGTTCATCAGAAATACTCCGTTGCTTGCGGGCCATACCCCGGCGTTGGCCGTTTGATGGTGCGGAGACGATTGCGCCAAAGTTGCGCTAGTTGCGGATTTGATTTCTGGCCGTATTCCTCAGCGGCAGCGTCGGCTACCAGCTTGCAGAAGGTGATAAAAATATCCTCATCGAGCGTGTCGGGGTCCGCGATGTAGATTGAATCAGACGCCAGCTCGGCAACCATGCTGTCGATATAGCCGTCGATATTGTTGGCGTCCTCATTCGACGGATTCGTGCCGACGTCGCCACCCGTGAGGATCATCAGCACCTTGAACTGGATTTGCGCCCGCGTTTTTGACATTTACCAGCCCGCCCGCGTGCGCTTTGCCATCACGCGTTCTTTGACGGTTTTCTCCGCGGCGGTTTTCCTGGGCGTTTTTGCCCGCGCCGGGACGGTTTTCGGTTTTATCGGCTCGGGCACATAATCCTCAAATACCGGACCTGGATCGGGGTCTGTCACGGGATCTTCTTCCGGTATTGGTACCGGTTCGGGCACAGGCTCGGGATCTGGCTCGGGTTCAGCTTCGGGCGTAGGTTTTTGCAATGCCGCCTGATCCATCGCCTGGTTGACCGTTCCCTTTTCCGACAGCTCGAAATTTTTGTTACCGGCCATTTTTTTGATCATGTGCGCGGTTTTTTCGTTTTCTTCGATCTCGACCGCCACGCCGTCGAAAAACGTGAACTCGCCCCATTCGCATACCTTGGCGTCGCCTTTCGGCGCGCGGTAAATCACCGACACTGTTGCCATCATTCACCTTCCAAAACAAAACCCCGCCCGATCGGGGCGGAGTTTTGTTTCTTAATGAGCCTTGCGTTTTTTGTTTCTG